GGCGCTAGCTACGTCCATGGGGTTGATATAGACCCAAACAGCATCAGAGCGGCACGCGAGCTTCTGTCGAGGTTCGATGTCGGGAAGAGTTGGTCTGCGGAGTCCGCTGATCTGCTCGACCTGCCGCCCCAATCCTACGATATCGTATATAGTTGGGGTGTTCTCCATCACACTGGTGCTATGTGGCGTGCACTGGAGCATGTGATGACGTTTGTCCGCCCCGGCGGACTACTTGCTGTCGCCATTTACCGAAAATCGCCCGCATGCGCGTTCTGGCAGAGGGAAAAGCGGCTTTACAGCAACGCGCCGGCGCCCATTCGTCTCTTCATCCGTTCACTGTATAAGACCGCTTATCTCTCCGCGATTGCTGCATCGGGGCGAAACCCTTTTGGCTATGTGTTCAACTATCATCATCGCACTCGCGGAATGAGCTTTCATCATGACATTCATGATTGGCTTGGCGGCTATCCTTATGAATCTGCGAGCCCCGAGGAGATCGTTGGCTTTGTGAGTGAGCACGGCTTTTCCGTTGAACGATCATTTCAGCGGGCGGCGGCAGCGAAGGGATTCTTTGGCTCTCATTGCGACGAGTACGTAGCTCGCAGCCTTGCTAAAGCACCCGCATGATGTAGTTGACCATCATCGTCGGCGGCATGTTGCTGTGTGCGCCGCCGCCGCCTGTCGAAGCGTTGACTACTGAGGCGCCCGTTCCAGCAGCCTGTATCGATATGCCGGTGGCAGCCGCATTGATCGTGATGCCCGTGGCGCTGAATCCCGTCAAATTAGTCCCCGTTGGGCCCGCATCATTGACGACACCGCCACCTCCACTGGGACCGCCAAGGGCAGCGTGAGTATCTTGGACGTGCGCATGAGTTGGATCCGTGTAGCCATGCGCATGCGTGGGATCGTTCACACCATGCACGTGGCCGGGATCGCTCAAAAAGTTGGCATGCGCGTGTGACGGGATCTCGCCGATTCCGAGCGTGACATTCTGCGCGCCGCCCGTGGCACCCAACAGCGTCCCATTGATGCCCGAACCGGCCGAGGTGATGCGCCCCTCCACGCCCGCTCCGTTCATATTCTCGCGGCAGGCCAAGAGGCGCCCCCCGAGACTGGGCAGATTGAACGTCGTTGATCCGTCCCCGGGGCCATAGGTCGTGCCCATCAGGGCAAACAGTCCCGCGTAGTTCGTCCGCGAGATCGCCTGCCCGGCGGGAAAGGCGAAGCTGCTGTTGGGGGCGGCGGACAGAAAATACGGCATCCCCGCTCCAAGAGGAACGTTATAGGGGTTGGCGCCGAAGAAGCTGCACAGAATCCATTCCGCGGCGGAATTGAAATATCTCGCCGTGTACGGCGTCCCCGAGATCAAGGTGCCGGGCGCGAGCTCGACGCCGGGCGATGATCGCAGCGCCTTGGCACCCAGCCCGTCGACATTCAGCGTCACCGGCCCCGCGCCGCTGGTCGCGTGCGGCACGAATGCGATCATCTTGCCGTCCAGGCTGACGAGCGAATCGAACCCCTGGTTCGACGCCACGGTATAGGCGGTCGCCGTTCCGCCGGTGGTGACACCCGCGATGTCGTCGCGGTACTTCGCCGCCGCCGCCATCATGGCGCGGGCCGAGTCGTTCACGGTCGAGGGCGCCTGGCCCTCGGCCCAATTGATCGTGCCGTCGGCGCTGGCGTTGTTGTTGGCCGTTTTCGACCACTTGAAGAAGGACATGGCTGAACCTCAAAGCAGAAAGCCCCCTGCGGGGGCTTTTCGGAATGCACTTGGCTCTGAGCTAGGTGGATGCTGCCGACGATCGTTCACCGTTGCAGCCTTCGCATGCCGGCATGCCGGCCTTGGATGAAGTCGGTCAGCGTGCCGCCGAAGCCCTGCCGCCTGGCATATTCGTAGTCGGCCATGTCGTTGGTGACATGCGGCTTGGCCTTGGTCTGCAGGAATTGCATGGCGAGTGCCGGATTCTGCATCAGCGCCAGCTTCAAGCCGGGGTCGAGGTCTGGCTGCTCTGCGAGGTATTGCACGGCCGCGTTTTGGCCCTGCTCCGCCGTATCCCGCTGCGCGCCGCCCATCCAACCCTGCAGCCCGCGCCCGATCGACTGTCCGAGATTGCCGCCCTGGAGCGCACCGGCGAGATAACCGACGAGGGCATTGCGGTTCTTGTCGATGACGCTCGGCGCGACAGATGCCGCGCCCAGCGGCAACACGCCGTCGCCCGCGGGGGCGCCGAACAGATCGGGAAAGATGCCTGCCATGGTCTACTGTCCTATCGGCCGTTGAAACTGTTTGGGCCCATGAAGCCGCCGGTGAGCGAGTTGAAGAGACCGCCGCCGAGCGCCGAAGCAGCACCGCCGGCCAAGCTCGTTCCGCCCGTGAGCGGCATAAGCGCAAGCGGGGCGAGCGACCAAGGGTTGAACGGCGTGCTCTCGGTCTTTTGCTGCGTGCCGTTTCCGACCGAGGTCCCGGACGCGGTTCCGGACGATGATCCCGACGACGTTCCTGACGTCGTCGCGAATGCTTGCGCCGCGGGCAACACCATGCCGAATTGCGCGGCCAGCGTTTGCAGCGGAATGCCGCGGCGCTGGGCTTCGATCGCAAGCTGCTGCCTCGGCCCCCAGTTCTGCGCGGTCAGCGCGGCGTCGGTGGCGCCGATCCCGGCCTGTTGGTTTGCGAGCCGCGTCTGGTCCAGATTCGACAAGAGTCCCGCGGTCTGGCCACCCGCGCCGTAGAGCGCATCGATGGCGCTGCGCTGGCCCGCGACAGCGCGGTTGTAGGCATCGAGCAGCACCGGCGCTTCGGCCTGGGTGATGCCGCGCGCCAGCGCCTGTTGGTTCATGCCCGAGAGATCGCGCCCGGCGCCGGCGAACATGCCATTGACCTGATTGCTGACGTCGTCCTTGAGAACATCGAGATACGACCGCAGGGCGGGATCGGCCGCCGGATCGAGATAGTCGCCGCGCGCAAAAGGCGTGAGCGCGGCGCGGTATTGATCGTACGCCGCATTGACAGTCGGCGTCCGATCCGGACCGCCGCCGGCAAGCAGCGTGTCGGCCACGCCGCCGATGCGGGACGCCCACGGATTGCCGGCGGACGCATTGGCCGCCAGCTGTCCGAACGCGCCCGATTCGGCGGCGGTCAAATCCGGTGACAGCCCGCCAATCCGGTCGAGCAGATTGCCGAGCAGGCCCGAGGTCGCTGCCCAGGGTGTCGTCCCCTGCTCGCTGGCCTGCTGCGAGGCTTGGCGCGACGCCTGTTGCGACGCCTGCGACTGCGACGACGTTGTGGTGGTTTCCTTGGTACTGCCGCCCATGATCAAAGGTCCTTTTCGAGCACGATTCGTTTCACCTGGTACGCGGGCAGGACGCGCGCCCAGCCCTTGCGTCCCATGATGCGGGTGGCCGAGCAGCCCGCCTCGCGCGCGTAGGCCTCTATTCCGTCGAGCAACGCGATCCAGCGGGCCCTTTCGGCACCGCCGCAGGCGACGACGACGCAGACTTTCCGCCACTCGCTTTGGTGCAGCTCGGTCACGGCGGCAGCTTGAATCCGCGCACCGTCATCGCCTGCGCGGGCGATGGCGAGCCATAGCAGCGCCTCCCCGCCCAACACGCTCGCCTCGACCGGGCGGAACGAGCCGAGATCGCCTCGCTTCATAGCCGCGAAGATCAGGTCACGGACGTGCGGCCATGTCCGCACCGCCTCGTCGGGCGGCACGCAGACGAGTTGGCAGGCCATGGGCGTCAGAGCCTGCTCGCCGCGCGCCAGAGGTCGTCGATTTGATCACTGGTCCAGCCGAGGCCGGCGCCGATTGCATTGCAAAGCGCGTGGTCGCGGCGAAACTCGGCGGCACCGGAGAGCAGAATCTCCGCCGTAAACCGGTCGTCACCGGTGAGGTTGGCGTCGATGAAGGCTTGCAGCCGCGCCGGAATGTCGCCGGTCCGGACCGCGGCCAGCGCCTCGGCGCGCGTGATTTCGCCGCGACGCGCCAACTCTTGAAAGAACTGCCGCCGCTGCACGGGCATGATGGCGGCATCGCGCTCGGCCGCGCGAGCTGCCCGCGCCGCCGCCACTTGCGCCGCGACGCGCGCGCGCTGCGCCTCCAGCAGTCGCGCGATGCCGGCAATGATGGCGTCGCCCTCCGGCCACGGCATCGGTCCGCCGTCGGCCAGGTCGTGCCGCGCCATCAGCGCGTGCCGAGTCCCTTGCACATAAAGGCGCTCGGTCATGCCCTCCGGCAGCGCCGGCCAGGCCGAGCCATAATCGAGCGCAAAATTTTCCGGGGTGTCGCCGTACACGCCGTCGGCGGTCCTGACATACACGTGACCGTCGGGATGGTGATGCAGTGTGCTCGCCACGGCGCGCCTCAGAGTTTGATCATCACGTTCCAATAGGAACGCGGGTTCATGATATCCATTGGGCCGCCGCTGCCCGCGCTACCCGTGGTCGCCAAGGCCGCCGCGAGCAGGTAGTAGATGCTGCCAGTGTTCGCCACGCCGATGTTCCCATCGGTCAAAATGTACTGAAAGCCTCCAATCGGCGAGCCGTGCGCGTGGTTGACGAGCTCGGAAAGCGTTTGCGTGTGCGTCTCGTTGCCGTCCGCGCGGCCGAGCGTGCGAGCGCTGAGACCGGCGCCGGCGCCGGCGATGGCAATGCTTCGCCCCAACTGCCTGGTCAGAGCCACGCGGGAATTATTCGCCCAGGCCGTGGCCGCATTGGTCTGCGCCGCTCGCGTGGTGCCCGCCCCTGCGCTGGTGAACAGCGGAGCGCCGGTATCGTCGATGTTGTTGAACAGGAGCGTGAACAGCGCCTGCGTATCGGCATTGGCCCGCGTGGAACTGCCGGAGGTCGCGCTCCCGATCGTGCCGTCATTGCACATGATCCAACCGGGGTCCGCGATGGTCTTGAGCGTGATCTTGCCGTCGCCGGTCGAGGCGCCGGAGTCGGTAATGCCGAGCAGTCCGCGCAGCGTCGCGGCATCCAAGGCGCCTATCAACGTCTTGAAGAAGGTGCTGAGCCCGAGCGTTGCGAGGAACGTCGCGGCATCAGGATCGTCAAGCAGGCTCTGACCGAAGGCGCTGATCGCGTTCTGCCGCTCCGCCAGCTGCTGGATCGCAAAGTTGATCTTGGTCTGGTCGCGCTCGGACAGGTCGATCGTCCCGATCGTCATCGTTTGCCCTCCTGCCCGAAGGCTGGCTCGAAGCCGTTCGCGAACGACCATGCCACGCCTGCCGGGATGCGCATGCGAGCGCGCGCCAGGCGCGTCGACACGTTGGCCGGGCACAGGCCTTTGCTGTTCACGACCTGCTCGGCGCTGTAGGTCACGGTGCTCTGCGTGTTCTCGCGCGCGCCGATCGCGCCGTAGCACGTTGCAGCGTCCGTGATCGGCCGCAGCCCTTTGACCCGGACACGACGCCCATCCAGCGCCTGCTCGGCGGTCTCGATCGTGGCCTCGACATTGGCGCCACCCGCAAAGCCGAGTTTGTGGTTGCCGTCGACGATGGCGATCTTCGGCAGCGCCGAGAGCGCGACGTCGTCGAACGAGAACGTGATGGTCTCGATATTGGTCGAGATCGTGTCGAGCCCGTCGAGGGTCAGGCCCGGACTGGCCAAGGTCGATAAGAACTCGCCGGTTTGCGAGATGACCGCCGCGCGGTTGAGAGCGTAGTCGTAGCAGATCAGCTTGTCGAACAATCCGGCTTGGCCGGCCTTCGACTTGTACGCCCAGAACACGCGGCTATTCTCTGGATCCGAGGCGCCGATGATCTGCTGCAGCTGCGCCGGGTCGTAATCGCCGAAGAACGTGCGATCGAATTTCTCCTTGCCGATCGGCTCCGGCACACCGGTGGCGAGCATGCCGTGGAAACCCTGATTGGCGAGAAAGAAAATCTTGTCGCCGGCGCGAATGAGCGAATAGGGAGCGAGCAACCCCTTGTCCTCGGCGATGCGGTCGATCTTGAACACGTAGGACGCGCCGACCGCATAGACCATGCGGCGAATGACGCTGTCCTGGAAGATCACCCCGAACTCTCCGCCGGCGACTCCGCGCACCACGCCGCCGTCGGGGAAATCCTGGAAGTCCGACGAGTTGACACCGGGGGTCCACGTCGTAATGGCGTTGAGGCCTGACCACTGGATGCGATAGGGCGTCGAAAGCAGCCCGGAAAGCACCAAGAATCGCCCCACGACCGCGGCATAGCGCGCCTGCGGCGGAGCACCGCCGAGATCGGCGAACGCCGACCCGGAGGAAATGTCGAATACCTGCGGTACGGTGTTGGCTTGCACCGCGATGACGAGGTTGCCGAATTGCGCGAACCCCCAGTGATCCGTCGACGGCAGCGCCGAGTATGCGACGGCACCCTTGGACACGTCGGTCCAAGCCAGCGTGGTGTTGTCGAGCTTGTAGAGTCGCGTCGAGGTGCCGGCAAAGACGACGATCGTGCCGTCTGTCTTGCGCGCGTAGAACGTCCCGCGGCTGGGGGCAGGCAGTGAAGCGGTCACCGGCGTGAGCGCTTTCCAGGGGCCATAGCCGTCGGCGCGCGGCACGACGTTGAGCGCGAGCTGAGTCGTTTGACCGTTGAAGTTCGAGAGGTCGGGCTTGTACTCGCCGAACGGCAGCATCACGGCGTCGCCCCCATGACGCGGATTGCGCCCGTCCCGCGCGTCCTGTTGGATAGCTTCTCGACCTCGTCGAAGATTTCGTCGCGGCGGCCCTTCCAGAGCGGCGCGCGTTCGTCGTTCACGCCGAACGTCTCGGCCTCGACCAGGGCGCCGAACAGATAAAGGTCCGGATGCGCGGCGAGAAGCCAGTTCGTGCCGCTGTCCGAGCCCGAGGCCAGCGCGGGAATTTTCTGGAAATAGTCGAGCTCGAGCGCGGTGTCGTCGATCGGCCGGAATTTAAGCACCGAGCCTTCGACCGTAAAGACGCGCGGCGTCGCCGCCGGCGAGCTCGGATAGGCCGCCTGCAGATAGGACGGATGCACGTATTGCAGCTCCACCCGCGGAGAACCGGTCCATGTCACCCTGCGCCACGCGAGATAGTCGACCGGCAGCGCGGCCGAGCCGGAGGACGGCGCGAGCACGATGAGGGCTTCCTGTTGGCGCACACGCAGGCGCCGGTTGGCGGCCGCCTCGAACAGGGCGATGAATTCCGGGATCCGCGCGGTGAACAGCGCGTGGTCGAGCCAGTTCTCGACCGCAGTCCGCAGCTCGGCGTAAGTCGCGATGCTCATTTATCGACCCGCAGATGCTTCCAATCCGGATCCTGCAGCTTGCGCGCCACCAGCGCGTTGAACGCAGGAGTGAACATGCGCAGCTCGGTGTTGCCGCGCGCATATTCTTCGTTGAGCCACCGCACCAGGATCACATTGGGGATGTTGGCGACGTGGCGGCCGAAATCGCTCCGTTGCCGCTCGCCGCGCAACATCCTGTTGCGCTCGAGGATCGGTTCGACGTCCTGGCTGCTGACTGCGACGATTCTCTTCTCGCCGCGGTCGAGAAGGACGTCCGTGCGCATCAGTTCATCTCCGTCACGGAGAGCGTGCCGGCGGTGCCGGCCTGCAGGACGGCGATCTTCTGCCCGGGATTGACCGTGAAGTAGTCGACCCAGTTCGCCGGCATGAGCGGATCGGTCGCGGCCGCCGTCGGCGTTCCATCGTCGATCTTGATGTAGGCCGGCTGGCCACCGGTCGCGACCCGCACCTGGCGGGTCTGTCCGCCGAACGATGCGCTCGCCTGCGACGTGCCGCTCAGCGTGAAGGTGGTGTTGGTGCCGAGGCGAGAGGAGTCCTCCATCACGCCCTCCGGAACACGGCGTACATCTGTCCGCCGATGTTCGCGCCCGACGCCCCGGACGGCGTGAACGAGACCACGTCGTCCTCGTTGACCTCGCGCGCGGCGGTGGGCGTGGCGCCGAAGTGCTGGCCCGCGGCCGCGCCGGCGGCGGTCACGGTGATCGAGCCGCCGGTGACCGCGGTGCCGTTGATGGCGGTGGCGATGGTGGCGTCCGCGGTGGTGATGGCGCCTTGCGTGACACAGCCCACCTTCATGAGCTTGCCCCGGAACGGCGCGCGGATGTAGGCGGCCTCGGGCGTGGCGCCGATCGAGCGCGAAAATGCCTGGACCGCCATCTCGCTGACGGGGTGCGGTTCGGGAAGTGCCATTTCGGCCTCCTGCAAAAGGAAAGGGCCGCCATTCGCGGCGGCCCGGGTCAGGGAGAGTGGGCTGGTTTACGACGTGGTCAGATCGAACACGCCGCCCGAGGCCTTTTCGTTGCGCGCCACCAGCGCGTACTCCGAGAGCATCTGGCGGCGCTCGGAATCACCGGTACGTGCGAGCGGGATCGATACCATGCGCCGCCCGTTGAGGAACGCGACGGCCCACATCTCGGTCTGCAGCACCAGCACGTCGCGCGCCCGCATGAAACGGTTGGGCGTGACGCTGAGGCGGCCGAAATCGCTCTCGTAGAAGTCGACCGAGGCCACGATCTTCTTGGCCTTGGTGTCCTCGGTGGGCGTGGCGCGGCCGGTGAAGGTCGAGAACACCTGCTTGTTGAAGCCGCCGGTGAAGATCGTGTCGGGCTTGCCGCCGCTGTTCCAGATCTTCTGCAGCACGGATTTCAGCTGCGTCTCGGTGAAGGCCCGTTGCGTCCCGTCGGTGCGGGTGCCGGTGCCATCCGCCGCCGCGGGATCGGCGGCGCCGCCGGCGGTGCCCTTGTCGGTGTTGGTCTTGATCCAGGACAGGACCGAAGCGGTCTTGCGCGGGTTGGTGGTCTCGTCGCCCGCGGCCTTGGCCTGGTTGGTGCCGACGAGGATCGACTCCATGTCGCGCTTGAGCTCGAGACCCTTGAGCGTCTCCTGGTATTCGAGCTCGTCGTCACGGCCGGCATGCTCGACCGCGCGCTGGGTGCCGGACACGCGCGCCACCTTGTCCGAGATCTGGCACAGGTTGCCGAGCCGGACGGACGGGGTGGCCGCGTCTGACGTGGCGTCGTCGCCTTCGACCACCGCATTGGCGGTGTCGACGGCGGCAAGCGCCTGCGTCTGCCATTCGTGATTGACCGCGGACGCCTTTTCCCGCTCGAACGCGGTCATGCAGGGCGTATCGGTCGGATCGATACGGTAGATGACGTCGGACAGATCCTCGCGATTGCCGATCGCCTGATAGGTCTGGAAGGTATTGCTGGGGACAGCCATGATCTTAGCCTTTCTACCGGGAGCCGGCGCGGCGAGCCCTGAGCAGGGCCGCAGCGTCCTTCAGGTTGCCGGTTTTCTCGAGCTTCTGGGTGAGGTGTTGGATTTGTGCATCGAGCGCGGCGCCTTTGGGCTGCGAGACGCCGGGCCGCTGGACCGGTGGGACAGGCTTGGTTGATGCCGCCTTCGCCTTGGCTTGTGCGTCGCGCCACAGCGTCGCGTCCCGGATGAGCAGCTGCACGCGATGGTCACGCAGAGATAGATCCTTCTGGCCGTGCCACGATTGCGCCAGCTCCGTTTCCTGGAAGCCCAAATCCTTGAGCACGGCGAGCGCCGCCGTTTGCAGCCCCGCAGCCTTCTTGGCGTCTGCCATGTCCGGGACTTTCTCCTTGAAGAGATCATCCTCGCGCCTGGCAAATTCCGAGAACTGCTGCACTCTGTCCTGGGCTTGACGCTGCTGCGCCAGCATGAGGTGCTGGGCGACCTCAGCAATTTTCTTCTGCTGCACATCCCACAGAGCGTACCGGGGCCAGTCTTCGCGCGCTAAACGCTCGACATCCGCCAAGGTTTTGATATCGGCGAACTCGCCCGCCTGTTGCTGTTGCAGCGCTTGAAGAAGCTGCGGCAGCGCGGCTTCGTACTGTTGCCTTGCCTGTTCCGCCTTCGCGCGTTCGGCCTCGAGAGCTTTGCTCTTTTCGGCGGCCTCCTGCTGACGGCGGCTGAAGTCGCCCTCCCGTGACCGCTCGCGCTCGGCAATTCGCTCTTGCGTCTCGCGAGGGAGGCCCGTGAATAGCTCCTTGTCTTCCTTGGTCCAAGACCTCGGCGGCTCGATGGGCGGCAGTTCGGCTCCCGCCTCCGGGCGGGGATCGGCCATTGCCGGATCGGCGTTCTCGGTCTCACCGGGGAGAGCTTGCGGCTCGCCGGCGTCGTCTCCCGCGTGTGCGGGGGTCGATTCCTGCGCAGGCGCATGCGGCGCGGCGTTTTCGACACGCGCTGCGCTGAGCTGCGGCTGATCCTTCGATTTATTGGGCTGCGGATCGCGATTGTAACGCCACGCCGCCAGCGATCGCGCGGCGTCCCGTGCGCGCACCGGCTGGTCACCGGCCGGCCCCGGCACCATGGCGATAGGAGATTGCTCGCCTCCGCCCGGAAGGGCGTTCACGGCATCGCCCGCGAAGACGGGCGTGGACGCCCTATTGCTCTTCGCGGGCTGGTGTGTGGCTTCGTTGTTCAGATCCATGATGGTCCTCGGTTGTTGTCCCTGCGTCGCGCTTCGGCGGGCGCGCTTGCCCGCCATGCACTCGGCAGAGGCAGGCTCATTGCGGCTTGTGAACCAAGTCGCTCAATTGACGTTGTGCGAGCCTGCCGTCCGCGACGACGCGGGTGAGATGGTCCTTCACCTTGCCGAGCACGTTGACGGCCTGCCACAGCCGCTCGCGGCCCGCGGCGTCCGCGGCCGGCCAGGCCTTCCAGGCCGCGGTGTAGTCGGCCTCGAGCCTGACGAAGGCCTCCTGCAGCAGCTCGTTTCCAAGCAGCGCCTCGGCGCGTGCGGCGCGCGCGATCGACGCCTGCAGCTTGTCCTCGCTCATGCGTCAATATCCATAGACGGCGCGTATCATGTTCATGTGCAGCTCCCAGGTGACGGGATTGCTGCCGCACGCTCTCCAGACGATGCGGTGACGCGCGATGGCCGCCGCCCTCAACAGGTGCCAAGTCAGCATTGTCCAACCTCCCCTCTCATGCGCACACGCTCTCGATCGCGCTCCCATGCGCGGCTCGGCGTCGAACGCTTCTGCCTGGGTGTTCCGGAGAGCCCCGCGCGTCGCGCGCAGCAGCTCGTATTCATGGGTTCCGCAGCGGCGGATGCCATGTCGTCACCACCGCGCGCCCCGCCGGTCGATGATCGACCTTGCTGCGCCGCAGCGGCGTTCAACTCACATTTTTAGATGATGCGCTTTTATAGAAGATTCGGGTTACAAAGTCAACAGATTTTTGTGCCGGTGTGGTGGATTTGACGCTCCTATCAGCATTGCCGTGAGTCTTTCATAGGAACGTCAAATCCAAAGCTACACTTCCGTGGCGTAGAGGGAAGCGACGTCAGTCGCGGGGCGGCCGGTCGCAACGCACGGCAACCGAACGACGCACAAGCAGCCCGTCGGCCCGCAAAATTCCTCCGCGAAAACGAAGGGCTCCCTGTCGTCACGATTAAGTTTCGTCGCTTCGCCTTATCGACGGAAATCCAGACGTCCTCCGGTCCAACGCCCGTCGATCCTTTGATTGCTCACGATCAAGCCGATCCAGGGGCGCGTGACCTTTGGATCGGTCAGATTGATATACTTCCCGACCAGCCTCGTGCCCTCGCGATGTGCATCAATCAGCCCTCGGCGCACCCCATTGTCCCAGTCGAATAGGAGATAGAGACGGTCGCCTGCGGCTTTCGCTTCGGCTTCGCCTTGTTTCCATTTGTTCGCGGCATCTCCCGGGATCGTAGGGTCCGCTCCGCCATTCCACCGGCTGGACCACTTTCCTTCGATCGCGTCGTATTGATCGCAGTCGCTGGCAGCCGCCCATGCCTTTGCATTTTCATCGTCCGAGGTTCCCGCGAGCTTGGCCCTCGCGGCGAACTCCAGCGCCTCCTGGTCGTTGGGATTGGGGACATCCATAACGCCAAACGGGTTTCGAGTTCGGCCTCGCTGGTCCACAGAGCTGCTTCGGTTTCCTGCGTCTTGCGGCTTCATTGGCGACCTCCAATTTGGTTCCGTTGGTCTTTGCGCCCTCAACCGGTTCAGACTTACGAAGTCGAGGCGCTGTTCGCGATCCGTTTCTTGCTCCCGTTTCCTGCAAAACTCGCGGCCTGCTCGCGACCGTTGATCGTCCTCAACGTGGGGTGCTCCAGGACAAGGATGCCGGAAGCGAAGCCGGGTTCTTCCAGCCTCGAACTCATCGCTCGACCACCACCGCAGCGATGTCCGCATTGCCGAAAAGGATTTGCAACGAGCAGCGGCGTGAGTAAATCTGCCAAAGTAGTGCTAGTTCATCATTACCCGATCTCTCCTCCCATGCGCACGCCGTCGATCCCGCCTGACGGAGGCGCGCTCGAATTCGTCTTGCCCAAATCGGGCTTGGCATTCGCATTGCCGCTGCCGTGCCTGACCTGGGCGTCGAGCTGCATCTGCTCGCGCTTCAACGCCATCTCGGCCGCCATCTGCTCCCGCCGCAGCGCGAATTCGGCGTTCATCTGCTGCACCTTCAGCTCGAATTCGGTCTTGAGCTGCTCGCGCTTGAGCTGGGTATCGGCCGCGAGTTTGGCCGCGCTCATCTCATGGTCGGCCCGGTGCTTCTGCGCGCTGAGCTGGGCATCGACGCCGGCCTTCGCCTTCTCGAATTCGATGCGCTGCTGCGCCTCCTGCGCCTTCGGATCCGACGGAGGCGCGATCGGCGCCGACGCCGGATCCTTCGGATCGGGTGGCGCGCCCGGGGCGGTGAAGAACAGATCGACGTTCTTGTGACCCACGAGCTTGGTGAGCTCCTTGGCCGAGTTGTAGAGGTTCTTCGGGCTCACCAGCCCGGCCGCGATCGCCTTCTCCTGGGCGGCGATGAGCATGTTGAGATGCGCCAGTTGCTCCGTCCTGGTGCCGGAGCCCAAGCCGACATTGATGGTCATGTCGTTGCGCGCCTTCCAGTCGCGCGGGTCGACCGTCACCCACTGGTTGCGCAGCCGCGCCGTCTGCGGCTGCGAGCCGTGCTTGCGGACGACGGCGTGCAGCAGCGAGAACAGATCGCGGATGCCGGTCTCGGCGAAGATGCGCGCGATCATCTTCATCTTCGCCTGCGCCGCGTTGAACATCTGGTTGGCGATGGTTGCGACCTGGTTCTGCAGGACATTGGGGTCGACGCCCTGGCCCTGCCGCGACACGCCCGTGCGCCATTCGCGCGTGGCATCCTGGTATTGCAGCAACGGGAAGACGTGGCCGCCGATATCCGGATGCGCGATGACGCTCAGGCCGCCCGGTAGCTTCGTGCGCACGATCCCGCCCGGCCGCGACACCAGCAGGTCGTCGAGCGTGGTCTCGGTGGCGTGGCTCTCCGGCACCTCTGTGCGGGGATTGTTGGCCAGATAGGCATTGTCGAGCAGCGCGCGCAAAAGCGCGGTCTTGATGCGCTGGATGTCCATCACCAGATCGGCAATCGAACGGCCGAAGAACCGATGCGTGACGATGACCGGCGTCATCGCCGCGAACGGGATTTCGTCCACCTCGATGACATCGGGCTCGCCGTCGCGCTTGAGCACCTCGCCCTCGCCGGCCGTGGTCACGCGATAGAGTCGGGCATCAGGGCGTTTACTAGCGTCAGGGGGTTCGCTGCATAGCCCGTCAAGACGGGCGTCAACGCCCTGATGCTCTTCGAGGGCTGCGGCTTCGCGGGCTGTGCCGCTGCTCTCGTAATCCATCCGCACGTAGTGCTCGGTGACCCGGATCAGGCGGCTCGCGGAATTGAGCCCGTCGTCGCCCTGGTTCTGCGTGCCCTCGCCGACGCTGTCGCGAGCCTGCGCCTCGACCGTATCGGCGGCCGCGTAGGACGGCAGCCGCTTGATCTGCTCGCGGTCGTAGCCCTGCGCGATGAGCTTGGCTTCCGACCTGAGCACATCGTGAAAACAGTAGTCCGCATCGCGGATCGAGCGTGCATGCCGCGCGATGCCGAACTCCTCGGGCGGCACGCCTTCCACGCGCGCGCACTGACGCGTGCGCCTGGTCCGCACGGTGACGTCATGGAGCAGCGAATGGCGAGGAGCCAGTGGCGAATGGTGATCGGCTTCTACGCCGCTCGCTATCTCGCTATTCGCTGTTCGCCTCTCCGTATGCGCCACGATCTCCACCTCGGGGTCCGCCGCAATGATCGCGAACGCCGCATCGTCGAGGTCGTAATAGGTTTCCCGCTGCTCCTCTTCGCGGCTCTCCCACCACACCTTGACGATGCCGACCTTGGACAGGAGCGCGTCCTTGATGAAGGAATAGAGCACGATGAAGCCGGGATTCTGCTGCATGAACACGTGATTGACGTAATCCGTCTCCTGCTCGGCGGCGGCGACGTCCTCCGGGCCTGTCGGCTCGAACCGCACCACCTCGTCGCCCGAGGTGAAGATGTCCATCAGTGTCGGCATCAATCCTTCCACCGTGTCGGCGACGTCGGTCGACACTGCCTTGGAGCGGCCGTCCGGCGCCGGCATGTCGCGCGACATGTCGCCGAGGTAGTAGTCGAGCGCGGCCGCGCGCTCCTCCGACAGCTTGGACGCCGCCATGGCGGACAAGGCATCGGCCTTCTCCGCGGCGAGCAGCGCGCGCAGATCGGCATCGGACATTTTCGGCAT